GCGGACTCATCAAATACAACACAGGACTTACAAGGGCAGAACTACAAACCAAATCATTTAATGAAATTCTAGGCGTTGTCCTTGCAAAGTCTGCTGGCTCTGCGCAGGCTTATCTTGAGACTACTTCCTTCAAGCTCGATGCTCTCACTCTTGCAGGAGAGAACGCCAAAGAGACAATCGGCGCAGGGCTAGTAGATGCCTTTGCCCGTATTGCAGGAGGCTCAGAAACCTCAGATGCAGTTAAGGCTATTGACAATATTGCTAAGGCAATCAACGGCGTTACAGCAGCTACAGGCTTCCTTGTAGGTGGCTTGGTTAAACTTTACAAAGGGCTTGACTTCCTTACCACATTTGGTGGATTAACTGGGGCTAATGGATCACTAGCAACAATGCTAGAACCTAAGCCTTCAACCAATCGCTCTGCATCTCCAGCAGGTACAGCCGCTAGAACAGCACAGCAACGCGCAGCAGAAGCGGCAGCAGCTAAGCGAGCCAAGGAATTAGCAGCACTTACAAAGAAGCAAATTAACTCACAGAAGTCACTTACACTTGAGCAGAAAAAGCAAAACGCACTGAAGAAGGCTGGGTCAATTTTTGACTTAGACCAGATTCAGATTATTGCTGCACTCAAGGGACAACTTTCGGAGCAAGATCGTAAGCGTCTTGAACTTCAGTTTGCTTTACTTCTAGGCAATGAGGAAGAAGCATCACGCCTCACATACCAATTAGCAAAGGCTCAAGGACTAGGCGAGCAGATTGCTCGCGACCTAGCAAGCCTTCCAATGGCTAACAATCCCTTTGCCTCATGGGAAGCCTATCTTGACAAGATTGCAGAGAAGGCTCGTCAAATTGCAAGCCTTACAGTCAATGCGCCACTAGGCACAGCAGCCGCAGCAGCAGCTTCAAGTGGCATGGTCTCGACCAACGTATCTACCAACGTCCCAGTCACAGGCTTTACGCCTCCTCCTACTGGCACATACGGCACACCTATCGGAGCAGTCCAAGGCCCTCAAGTAATCGAGTTAAAGATTACAGGCGATGGAGACTTGACCAACACCATTGCAAAGAACCTTATGCAGCAGAGCCTTTCAACTGGCAACCAGACTTACGTGAACCGTAGAACTGGTGGCTTTGAGTAATGGCATTACCTGCACAGATAGCGGTTACTTTCGACTTTAGCTCTGGTGCAACATTTGGGGCAGGGTTCGTCATAGGATCACCAGACAACGGAGTTATCGGTGTCAATACTTTTGGTGCATCTGACGTAGTTATCCCTACAGTTGATCTAACTCCTAACGTGTATTCAATCTCAATCCGCCGTGGTCGCAATATCATGAAGGACACCTACGAGGCTGGCACAGCCATTGTGAGAGTCCTAGACCCTACAGGTGCGTTCAACCCACAGAACACCTCATCGCCTTACTACCCTTACCTTGTGCCATTGCGTAAGTTGCGTGTCGCAGCTACAACTACAACAGCACAGCACTTCTTATTTTCAGGCTATGTCAATGACTACAAGTACACCTTCCCTCAAGGGCAAGAAACTGCCTATGTAGATATTCTTTGCACAGACGGCTTCCGTCTTCTCCAGATGGCTAACGTAGGCACAGTCCCTACAACTCCAGCAGGGCAGACAACAGGCACACGCATAGGCAAGATTCTTGATGACGTGCAATGGCCTGTCTCTATGCGATCTATCGCAACAGGAGATGCAACCTGCTTAGCAGACCCAGCAACTATCCGCACAACGCTTGAGGCAGTTAAGAACGTAGAGTTCTCAGAAGGTCTAGGCGCGTTCTACATGAGCCCAGACGGTACTGCAATCTTTAAGTCTCGAAGCCAAGTCACTAGCACTCTGGCTAATACAGCCACAGCCTTTAACCAGACCTCAGGTATCCCATACAAGAACCTTAAGTATGCCTTCGATGACAAACTCATCATTAACGATGTGAAGTTCAACCGCGTAGGCGGCACAGCACAAAACGTCATCTCTCAGGCTTCTATTGACAAATACTTCCCACACTCTTTGACACAGGAAAACCTTGTAGCTGAGACAGATACTCAGGTAGCAGGTGCAGCAGCAAATTATGTAAATACTCGCAAAGAGACCACAATCCGCATTGACGAGATGACCGTTGATCTCTTAGACCCAGCAGTCCCAACCGACACTATGATTGGCTTGGACTACTTCAATAACTTGGCAATCACAAACGTGACCCAAGAAGGCAGCACAATCAGCAAGACACTCCAAGCTCAGGGCTTTGCTTGGGATATCACACCTAACAAGATGAGCGTCACAATAACCACGCTCGAACCTATAGTGGACGGATTCATTATAGGCAGCAGTACCTACGGTATAATCGGACAATCAACTTTGAGTTACTAGGAGATAAATAATGGCAGCAGGACAAGGCTTTATTGAGTTTGCGACTGGAGACGTGCTGACAGCGGCTTCCGCAAACGGCTACCTCGCCTCTCAAGTTGTAATGGTATTCGCAAGCGCAGCAGCTCGAACATCTGCTATTGCCAGCCCACAGGAGGGCATGATCTCCTACCTCAAAGACACTAATTCAACCGAATATTATTCTGGTTCAGCGTGGGTTGCAATCGGCGGCGGCGGTTCTAGCGGCAGTTATACGGTTATTGCTTCTGGGACACTATCAGGAACAAGCCAAAGCACAACTAGCATTGCTGGCACATATAAGAAACTTATTGCCATTTACGATAATTTCTATGTAAGCGGCACAGATACCACACCACGTATTAGAATTAATACAATTTCAACGAGCACTTACAATGTGCAAAGACTAAACCCTACAGATGGCTCAAATGGTTCAGCTCGACTTACTAGCGGCTTCCAGATGGATGAAGTCAATGCTGGAACATCTTCCTCAAATGACAACCAAGTTGTTTTAATCATTGACGGATATGCCAGTAATACATTCCATAGTTATCAGATTAACTTTAACCCAACTAACGGCAATGAATATGTGTATTTTGGCGCTAATACCTCGATTGGCGATCCAGTAACTTCAATCCAATTCCAAACGCAAAACGGCACAACATCCTGGGCTGGTGGCACTTATGCAGTTTACGGAGTGAACTAATGAACAAAGAACTGACAATCCTAGAACACAACGCCGAGACTGGCAAAATTGTAGAACGTCCAATGACCGAGCAAGAAATTGCTCAAGCCAAGGCGGATGCTCAAGCTGCTATTGAAGATAAGGCAGCATTAGAAACCAAAAAGCAAGAAGTCCTTGTAAAACTTGGATTGACTGCGGACGAAGTAACTGCTTTATTGGCATGACTCCTAGGTTATGCAAAGCTGGGCAACAGTTGAGACTTCAAGTCGATGATTCTTACCCTGACAGAGACCGTACCTCCGACGGCTGGATTGGCGATGCACGTCATTCAGCGCGTCCTTCTGATCACAACCCTGATTGGAAAAATGCAGTCGAGGGAATTGCCTACGTCAGAGCGATTGATATTGACAGGGATCTATCTGGAAAAGCTAAGCCCGACCTCATGCCTGACCTTGCAGATCAGCTTCGACTCGCTGCAAAACGTGGCGAGAAAAGAATTTCATACATTATCTTCAACGGCAAGATTACCTCAGCCAAGTCCTTATGGCGTTGGGTCGCATATCGTGGAGTCTCTCCGCATGTTGCACATTGCCATGTTTCTTTCACTAAGAAGGGCGATACAGATGGTTCGTTCTTTTCTAATATACCCATGATAGGCGGCACAGCATGAACATGAAGAACCCTTACCTAATGAGCATTGGGGCTTTCCTAGCAGTCTGGGGTACTACCTCGAACTTTGCTCTGGATTATCGCGCAATCCTTGGTTCAATCGTTGCAGGTGTATTCGGATACGCCACGCCTAAAAAATGAGCGCGGTAGATTATGCTGCTTGGGCTGTGGGTGTTGTCACTGTGCTTGGTGGTGTTGCTTCATATACCCAGTTCATGATTAAGCATTACCTGACAGAGCTTAAGCCTAACGGCGGCTCTAGCATTAAAGATCAGGTCAATCGCCTTGAAGTGCGTGTCGATACAATCATCGAGATGTTAGGTAAGTAACACTTATCTCATGGCAAGAACTAAGAAGGTCATTGACCTAGATGCTTACTCAGCTCTAGACCAATACTGCATTGCTTTGCACGTTTATTACACCAGTCTGCGCAAGGCTGGCTTCTCTACTGATATGGCTTTCTGGCTTCTATTAGATCGTGAGTCTTATCCTGACTGGATTTTGCCAGTTAAGCCCATCGAGAAAATATCGGGTAATCCCTACGAGGACGATGACGAGGACTAAATGACAGTCAAACGGATATTGATTCTGTCCGACCTTCAAGTTCCATATCATGATGTACATGTAACCCAAAATATAATTAGGTTCATTAAGACCTTCAAGCCAGACCAGACAGTTACCATAGGTGACGAGATTGACTTTCAGACTATAAGTAAGTGGTCAGAAGGTACGCCTCAAGCCTACGAGCAGAGCCTTGGCGATGACCGAGACCAATGCGTTCAGCTTCTCTGGGAACTAGGCGTTACAGACTGCATACGATCTAACCACACAGACCGTCTATACAACATAATCATGAAG